CAGTGAGGTTCGTATGAGCTTCACTGTTCTCGATAAATACAAGCAAGATAATCCACATCTTGAACAGTACCATGATTCATTTCCTGGCGTTGTTGGAGATGCGGGTATCAAAAACAAAGTCCCTGACGGTTTCAGAGACGTTCTGAAATCAATCAAAAAGGCAAACTACGGTTCTACTATTACCCCTCCTTAAATACATATGCCAAGAAGAAGAAAGGACAACCAGTTCGATTTTGTTAATAGCACTCCTAAGCAAATGAGACGTAAAAAACCGATCAATATTGATCACTTAAAAGAGATTGAACCTCTCACTGAGAATCAAACTAAAGCATTTGAAGCATACGAGGCAGGCAAACATCTCTTCCTTTATGGATGTGCTGGTACAGGTAAAACCTTTGTTGCAATGTACCTGGCGCTAAGAGAAATCCTTTCTGGAACTTCTTCATACGAAAAGCTTTATTTGGTAAGGTCTCTTGTTCCTACAAGGGAGATTGGATTCCTCCCTGGAGATCATGATGACAAGTCAAATCTCTATCAGATTCCATATAAGAACATGGTCAAGTACATGTTCAAGATGCCTGATGACCCAGCATTTGACATGCTGTATGACAACCTGAAGGCACAGGAAACTATTTCTTTCTGGTCTACATCCTTTCTTCGTGGCACCACTTTAGATCGTGCAATCGTTATTGTTGACGAATGTCAAAACCTGAACTTCCATGAACTGGATTCAATCATCACTCGTGTTGGTGAAGATTGTAAGATTATCTTTGCAGGTGATGCACTCCAAACAGATTTGATTAAGACCAATGAAAGAAACGGCATCCTTGACTTTATGAAGATCCTTGAGGTTATGGATGAGTTTGCAAGCATTGAGTTTGATGTCAATGATATTGTGAGAAGTGGTCTCATCAAGAGTTACATTCTTAGTAAAATGCATTTGGGGCTTGCTTAATGTTTAATCACGTTGATATGGGCGTCATCCTTGAAGACATTAAAGCAACTACTGTCGAAGGGAAAAGGGTGTATGCCGTAGGTGAAGAGAACTATCCCTCAATCTCTACCATCTGCTCCTTCCGCAAACGCAAATCAATTGCAGAGTGGAGGAGTAGAGTTGGTGCAGAGGAAGCAAACAAGATCTCAACTCGTGCAGCGTCAGTTGGAACCTCGCTACATAGTATTGTAGAAGATTATCTAAATAATAATCTTGACTTAGAAAGGTACAAAGATAAGTATCTTGCGTTGTTACTGTTCAAGCAGGCAAAGTCCATGCTTGGTCGTATTAACAACATCCACTTTCAAGAGGCACCTTTATACAGTCACGAGTTTGGTATTGCTGGACGAGTAGATTGCATTGCTGAGTTTGATAATGTCTTGTCTATTATTGACTTCAAGACATCATCAAAAGAGAAGCAAGAATCCTGGATTGAGAACTATTTTGTTCAAGAGACAGGGTATGCTAAGATGTATGAAGAAAGATCTGGCATTAAGGTCGAGCAAATTGTCACCTTAATTACCTGCCAGAATGGGGAAACTCAAGTGTTCATTAAGAATCCTGACGACTATGTGCCTCTGCTAAAAGATTACATTGCAGAGTACAGAGATGCCCACTAAAAACAAAAACATTAATGAACTGATTGATGAAAACTTTATGGATAAGAATAAGTTTTCAATGACTATTGAAAACATTGTCAAAGATAGCAATAAATCCCTAAACTATATTGATGCTATCGTTGATTTTTGTGAGACAAAGGACATTGAAATTGAATCAGTAGTAAAACTGATTGCACCATCACTTAAAGAGAAGATTAAGGCAGAGGCAACTCGTCTTAATTATATCAAGAAAACAACCAGAGGTGTATTGCCACTTTAATTATGTATGCATTTGATGTCTATCAAATTTATGTTGCATTAAAAACTCACTTCAGTCGTAAGACATACGATTACTTTGAATACCAAGGTTCTATCAAAGTATCGAGAGAAAAATTTATGGAGAGGAA